TCCTGCACCACCTGCGCCGCCGTCATTGCCACTTTGATTTCCGCCTACTGCACTCTTTCCGCCACCGCCTCCACCGCCGCCGTTGTATGAAGTAGCAGTACCGCCTGCATTTCCTTGACCTGATGTTCCACTGCCAGCAGTGCCACCATTGCCTGCACCACCGCCTGAACCACCTGATTGTGCCGCTCCAAAAGTATTTGATTCAAGAGAACCACCGCCGCCGCCTGTTGAATTCACTGAAGAAAAAACGGAATTAGAACCACTTGATGGGCCTGCAAGACTATAAGATGCACCTGCGCCGATTGTGACTGTGTATGGCGTTGATGTTGAAACTGCTAGATTTCCATTTATTAAACCGCCTGCACCACCGCCACCAGCACCATACCAAGTTTGTGTTGGTTTTCCTGGACCAGCACCGCCACCAGCAATTACTAAATATTCCACTGACGAGACTGCTCTCAAGCGTCCGGCACTACTCATAATTCCAAGCATCGGAGTCATTATGCAATATCTCCAAATACAATCCAAGAGTTAGCGGCCAGTTTTTTACAGGTTGCACCAGAGTTGGCCACTCTCAATTTAGGTGTGGCACTTGTTGCACCTGTCGAAATGACTGTCGTTGTTCCTGGAGTAACTGCGCCGATTGTAGGTTGGCCAGCTCCAGTAATCCAAAACACATTAATTTCCGTGCCGACTGCAAAGTTAAAAGTTGCATCAGTCGGAATGTTAAATTGCTGCGTTGCAGCGTTATTCATCGAAAAGATGTTGCCTTCATCGCCTGATGCAAATGTGTATGAGGCAGTTTTAGCAGAATAAGTAGAAGCGATATTGTCTGGATCAATCCATGCTGGAACACCAGCTACTACACCTAGAACCTGATTGCTTGCACCAATAGCTAAACGAGTGTTTGTGTTAGCAGTTGCAGACGAATAAGCAAGATCACCAAGCGTCGTTCCTGGTTGTAATGCTTTTAATCGAGTATCAACGCCCTGAAGTGCAACGTCAAAGTCGGCTGGAAGGTCGGTCACTAAATCGGTTGCAGTCGGTAAAACGAAACCATAGTTTGTTGTTGGATTTGCCATAAGTATTTCCTTTCGTTATGAGACTATTGTGGCAGATTGCCACTCTAAAGTCGGCGACACGGTATTCCACGCTTCATTTATTGGCACGTCGTTCCAGCGCATGGCTTGAAGTGAATATGCCAATGGAGACATAAGAAGAGTGATGTCGAGTTGATTGTAGGAAGCGCGAAAAGTCCAGCCTTCGACGAAGCCTTGAAAGGTTCCGGACGACATATTCGACGGAAGGTCATTGAGTGCAATCGGCTGACCCATGAAGATGTTGATAAGAGCATTACGATCGCCATTGTCTAACTCTGGATTGGTCAAGGCGTAAGTGATGGAATCAAATATCGGCTGAGGATAGGCTCGCAGTGCCAGATAGAACGCGGCCTGATCTTCGGCATCGGCCAGGTGTCGAAGCGTTGTTGTAAAGATTTGTGATAAATCGCCATAAAGTGCAATTGATGCTGCATCTGTGTCGCTTACCTGATTAGATGAGTTTTGGCCGTAACTGATAGTTATGTCATTTCTGACATCTCCTGCCCTTGTCTTAATCGTAATGCCCTGGCCTAAAGCATGATTAGCAGTCAGATCGGTGTATCCGTTAGCTGCAAGGTAATTCGTTCGGTGAGTCGAATCAGCATAAGAAATAAGGCCGGAAGCGTCCTCGTATAAATAACCTAATCCGCTACTGGCGAGCGCGGCGACTAAGTCATAGATAATGATGCGATCCGATGAGCGTTGCGCCAGTTCATAATTGCCTGGAGTGTCAATCTCACCAAGTCCATTATTTCCAGCCGTCGCCCATGTTGTCGTCGGATCATAAGTGCTCCACTGAAGCGCGGCTGGAACTTGCTGCCATTGAGCCAATAGGACTTCGCGCAAGATTGTTTCTATCTGGTCGCCGTCAAAGTCATGAGACAAGACGCCATCTGTCAGAGCCTTCTGAAGCCTTGCAAGGGCTCCGAGAGCCGTGATTGTGACTTCTTGAGTGTAAGCCGTTGAACCTACCTGAGACACGCTTACAGAGATGTCCACGATTGAACCGCCAAAGATTGGCACATAGACCGCCGATGTATCTTGCACTTCGATTGAGATGGTGTCATTGATTTCGTAAGGTAATGCAGCTTGATTGAAGATAATGAGATTGACCGAGCAATAACCGGCTTGAGCCTGTTCGTAGATATTCGTGCGCCCTGACGTAATCGTCAGATTGGCCAACACCGAATCCGTAACATCGACGCCGGCAATTTCAACGCGCCAGACTGGAGCCCACTGAGTCATTAGATTGCCTGAAGTGCGGAGGCTCCGCCAGTGCCACGATAGAACGAATCATTGAGAGCTTTGATGATTGTGCGAGCAGTGCCTTCGGCATCGATTGCGCCATTGACCGTGAGATTGATTCGGGCAGCGTTCTGAGAATCTGTGAAACCGCCTCCACCGGCAGCAGCTAAACGAGCAGCATTTTGTGAATCGGTGAAGCCGCCGCCAGCCATAACCGCGCCGGACACGGCTGATGAAATACCTCCGCCAGAAGTTGTTGTAGATCCTGTTCCAGTTGAAGCCGTAACATTAGGAACTGAGATTGTAGGAATACTTGATGCCGATGTAGCTGTTTTTGGAATAGTAACGGTTGGAACATTGATTGACGGAGCAGAGATTTTAGAAACAGTAGTGCCAGTAATTTTTCCTACGGTGTTATTGTAAAGTCCAATTAAAGCATTTATACCGGCTACTGCACCAGAAATTAATCCGTTCAAGCCTTTAATAACCGCGCCAATGACATTGATAACTCCACCAGCAATTTCTCCAACAACTTTAAAGGCTCCGCCTAAGACTGTGACCAGAACCGGCACGACGTACTTTTGAATAAATCCGATAAACTGTGTAAAGGCTTCTTTGTTGTTATTGATGGCGTCCGTGATTGGCTTAAAGAAATCAGCAAATTTGCCAAGTGCTGGCACAACTTCATTGACGACAAATTCAACAAGCTTTTGAATAATTGGCAGAAGTTTTTCACCGACTGATTCTTTGGCTTCGTCAAAGGTGACTTTGAGAATCTGCAAGCGTCCGGCAAATGTCTCTGCGTTAGCTGCTGCTGCGCCACCGAATAGATCTGAAAGCCTGGTCTGCGTCTGTTCAAAGGTCATGGCTTTGAGCTCTGCCGTAGATAATCCGATGCCTAGCTTGCCTAGAGCTGCCGTGTTGCCGTCGTATGCTTTGCCAAGTGCATTAGCTACTGAATCCAAGCCCTTGCCAGTCGCTTGAGAGATGTCAAGTGCAAGATTAAGAAGATCCTGAGCCTTTGTAACGTCATTAGTAGAGAGAGACAACCTTTGCAAAGCCGGCCTCAATTTATCGTCTGCGACGCCTGTGGCTAAAGATGTCTTAAGAATCTGCTTCTCGACTGATGCAATCATGTCATCGGTTGCACCAGTGGCATTCTTTAACGCAGTGGCTAGTCGGATCTGTGCAGCTTCATCTTCAATCGCGGCCTTGACTCCATCAACTGCAAGCTTGACGGCATAGGCACCAGCAGCAGCTCCGGCGGCTGCAAATGCTAGTCCGGCTTTCTTACTGAACTCGCCCATCTTTGACGAAGAATCATCTACATCTCCGTTAGCTTGAGCCAGCGACTTCTTTAATTGATCTACATCAGCAAGAATCGAGAGCTTGAGTGTGCGCGATTGTCCGGCCATTTACCACTCCTTCAAGATTCGGTCGAAAGCATTTTCCCATTTGTCAATGATGTCTGGCTGGATTTCGCGTAGTGTCGGATAAATAAACCAGCCTTTAGAACCAGAGCCTTTTGTGGATTGGCCTGACCAGACTGGGAATTGCTTGAACTTGTTAGATCCGAATTCTGTACCGCCCCAGAGATCCTTTGTTGTACCACCGCCAGAAAACTTTTGACTTACGAAGCCGAAAGAGAGCTCGCCAATCTTGGAAGATTTAGACACACGGGAGCCACTGGCAA